TCCGCCCTGAACTCAGCGCTTTTCCGGGCAATGGACATGGTTCAATCCGACGATTTGGCCGATTACAACGAGGCTATGGAGCATTTGGGCTCGCGTCCCCCCCCCGCTACAGTTTCTTGGTGGTGGATGGGTGGCGTGGCCTTGGTTCTGGTAGGTCTCTGGCGGTTCCGGGGGGGTATCTTCCCCCGCCTCCCAGCCGCCGTTTTGGCTTCGCCTGTTAAAGAAGGGTGGGGCGCTCGGCTCGTCTTGAAGATCCAGGCAGCTTTACGCGGCTTGGTTCAGCTTGTGGAAGTCTTTGGCCGTAAGGTCTTGCAGGTTTACGGCAAGGCCTTTGACTTCCTGCGACTCCTTGGGTACACGCTCCCGCAGATTGTCTATGGACTGGTGGGGGCTCCTATCCTTGAGGAGATCGTCAAGGCGTTTTTGTCGGTTTGGATCGGCCCGTGGCCAACTGCCGTGTTGTTTGGCATTGGTGATTTGGTTCAATTCCAAGGTACCGTAGCGACGTACCTGCCGCTTTTGGTTAAGCAGACCCTCGCACACCGCTTGTTCATGTGGTTGCGAGAGCGGTGGGGTTTCGCGGCGGCAGTGGGGGCGCACAGCCTTCACAACCACTTGGCGTTCGCTGTTCAGGCGAAGGGAGCGGAAGTCATGCACTCCCAGTACCAAGCGTCGGGTAGCAAGGAATCGTTTGCGACGTGGGTCGCCAAATCAGTGGAGGCTGCTTCTAAAACCTCCGCTACGGTCCCAGCGCATTTGGGTGTCCCTCTTGGCACCTCAGCGCTGTTGCGAGCGGCGGGCCGACCTTTTGTGCCACCGACCCCCAGTCCATGGGTGGACCACTTGCGCCATTGGGAGGGGCGCACTGAGGTCCGCCAAGCGACCGAAGGCTTTCCGATTGGTGAGGCCGACGGTCGCCTTTTGACCCCACTCGATTGCGTCTCTCGAGCGGTGGGGTTGCCTGATCCCCTGCCTAGTGTCCCACATTCGGCAGTTCCGACAGGGGTTTTGGCGGGTCCGGTTGATCCGGACCTCACCCTTGACCTGTTCCCGGTCTTGGGAACGCACTACGACCCCCCCGTGGTGCGGGATCCTTGGGGACGACCTTTGGACGTCCCCGAGCCGGGGTTCATTGAGGTGAACCTGGCGCATCCGCAACGCACTCCCTTGAGGCTTTATTACGCTCAAGGCACGGACGCGCCCCTGCAAGTGCCGGCTGCTACCGAGGCCAATTTGGTGGCAGCTATGATCCTCCGGGCTATGAAACCAAGCCCCATGAGGCCCGTTTTGCAGGCGGAAGCTTGGCGGTTTTCCCGGGAGTTGGATGCGGACGGTCGTGATTGGATTGACCGGCTGCTCAATTTGCCTTACCATAATTGGGGCCCCATTGATGACCTTGAAGTCGTGCCCCAATGGAAGGAGCACCTTTTGGACATGGATGCTCGTAAGCGTAATCGCGCGCTTAAGGCTTATTCCCAGGTTGAGAACTCCTTGCCACAGTGGAGTGACAAACCCTTTGGCAGCATTACGACGCACGCCAAGACCGATGAACGGTTGTGCCAGGTTGAGGTGATGGAGACCTCGCCCGGTTCGTTCCTCGCGTTTCCTCGCCTCAAGCCCCGTTTGATTCAGGGGCCTAATGAGGTGGCGTCGGCGGCCTTGGGACCGGTAGACTATGAAGCCGGTATAAGACTCAAAGCTAGTGCTCCCTTGGTAGAGGTTAATCCTCCCGTGGGGGTCACCGTCTTGGACGGGGAGCAGTTGCCTTTATACTACTCCTATGCGTCTGGTGCAACGCAGCGCACCTTGAGTCTTTGGGGGACACATGCTGTTGCGACCCATGGCGTGCATGTGTTGACGGCGGGTGACGATGTTTATGTTAACGTCACCTCCCGTCTCGGATCCTTCGATGTCGAAGGAGACCTGTCCATGTGTGATCAGTCTTTGTCATACGCGACTTTGCAAGATCCGGACATGGTCGCTCGCACTTACGGCCCTTTGGCAGATGCGACGGAGGCGTACCGTCGCGTCGGGGCCCCGGACTGGAGCAATAAGGCAGCGTTGCAGTTGTGCGCTGCCCCCCTCGTGGTCCAAGCTAAACACGGTGATTCGCTCTTTGTGATCAACCGCTCTCAACATCCTTCCGAACCCACAGGAATCACGCGAACGACTGGGAACAATACCGTCGCGGTGGGCTTGGCTGTGGTGCGCATCTGGTCTGCTCGACCTCTCGAACGTGAGGGGTTGAAAGAACAGCTTGAAGCGCATTCTGCGGAGTTGGGCTTGGACTTCAAATGGGTGATAGGCACGGACCAATTGGATCGGACGATGCTTAAGGGTTGGTGGTCAGCAGCGTATGACGGATCCCGGGTTTGGACTAAACTTCCCGGGCAGTTCGTCAAGCTCGGCTCCTCCCGTCGCCCTTTCGAATCCTTGGTGGACGGGGTGCATTGGATGAATGTCCCCAAGGAGAAGAGGGAGCGCCTGGCGGCAGCGGCGTTTTTGCGCGCGCAGGCGAAGGCGGAGTTGGCGTTTCATCGCCACCCGCTATACGACATTTGGGCCAAAAAGGTCTTGGCCCAGACCTCCGACTCAACAGTCCCCATTGAGTTGGAGGCGGAGCCGTGGAAAGTTACCGGCTCCCTTGAGGGCAGTCCTCCTGTTCCAGAGGAGTTGATAGCCCAAACCGCCCGCCGTTATGGTGTGGCGGAGGGGGAGGTGCAGGGCCTCCTCGCGTTGATCGCTAGCAGTCCGTTGTTCTGCTGGCTGCAGCACCCCTTGTTGCTGCGGCTAGCGTTCACGGACTACGCGTAAGCGGCGGTCGGCGCCGTTCTTGGCCGGTGTGCGGTGGGCAAGGCGTCTCGGTGTGGTTAGAAACCGAGGCGGGGGCGTGACGAACCTCCCCACCGACACCGGCCTGATTCGGATTTTCCCCAGTCTTGCTGCTTGCTCTGTATCTTGAGTCTCGGGGCAGCACTTTTTGAGTGAAAAGTAAAATCGCTCCAATGGTTCGCAAGGAAAAATCCTCCAAGCAATCCAACAAGACCAAGAAGCCCAAGGGCAAGGGTCGGAAGCGTAAGGCGAAGGTCGTGCGTCAGCAGACGCCGGCTGCTGGTGGCCACGTGATTCAGATAGTGGCCGCTCCTGCGGCTGTTCCAGCCAAGCCTAACCCCGTTCCCAAGCCCTCCCGTCCCAAGGTCTCCAACTTTGTTCCGTTTGGTGCTGTCAAGCTCAACGGTCAACTGCATCTCCCG